CCTGAAGGGTAGCTGAAAAGTCCTTTATTAGTACGCTAACCACGCTAGGTTGTAGGGTCTGTTCCACAGGTAGCCCAAAAAAAGTTCACACAAAAAAATAACTTTTGGAGGGATACCTATGAGTACCCAAATCACAACTGCATTTGTCGAGCAGTATAAAGCTAACATTCTTATGTTAGGTCAGCAAAAGGGTTCGCGCCTTGCTGCTACCGTTAAGAACGAAGCTATAACAGGCAAGAACGCTTACATCGAGCGTATAGGTGCTACAGCCGCAGTAGATGCGACTTCACGCCATGATGATACACCTCAGATTGACACACCTCATTCACGCAGACGATTAAGCCTCGTAACTTCACGTTGGGCAGACTTGATTGATAACCCTGATAAGGTTCGTACGTTGATTAGTCCTGAGTCTCCTTATGCTATGAACGCTGTTGCTGCAATGGGTCGTCGTAAAGATGATCATATTATCGCTGCTGCTTCTGGCAATGCTTACTCTGGTGTTGCGGGTGCTACGACTGTAGCTCTACCTTCAGCACAGAAAGTCGTTGTTGCTAACCACACGTATGATAGTGGCTCTGGTGATGTTGGCTTAACAGTAGGTAAGTTAATCGCTGCTAGGGAAATATTGGATGCTTCAGAAATTGATTCTGATGCACCTCGTTTCTGTGTCCTTAACGCAAAGCAAGTTTCTAACTTGTTGACCGCTACGGAAATAGGTTCTAGCGATTATAACTCTGTCAAAGCTCTTGTTCACGGTGAGATTAATACCTTTATGGGTTTTAGTTTTATTCGTACTGAACGAATAGCTGCTGATAGTTCCGCAGATCAACTTGTTCTTTGCTACTCGCAACCCGCAATCTGTTTAGGTAACGGCTCAGATGTTTCAGTCCGTATATCAGAACGAGCAGATAAAAACTATGCCACTCAGGTTTTCACTGAAATGGATTTAGGCGCGACTCGCGTAGAAGACGAAGGCGTAGTTGAAATCGCCTGTGACCCATCTTAAGGAGGGATTATAAATGGCTATTACAACTCAAAAATCAACTGAGTACGCAAACGCTACCGCTACTCCTGTCGTTAAAAATGGAACGACAGAAATGCACGGTCGTGTTCGTTGTGCTTTTTTCACTCACACCCAAGACGGAGCAGGTGACGCAGGTTCAAGCGTTGCGCTATGTAAACTCCCTGCGGGTTAAGTACGTCTTTTAGGCTCTCAGTCTAAAGCGTACGTCAACTGGACAACATCTTCAGCTACTCTCGACTTAGGTTGGGATGCTTATACTAATCTTGATGGAGCGGCTGTTGTAGCCAATCCTGATGGACTTGTAGACGGCTTAGATGTTGACGCAGTAGGTATGCGGACGTTTGAAGGTGCTGTTGCAGCTAACCTTTTAACTGGCGGTACTTATGTATTTGAAAGTAATGGAGGCGTTGTTATTCGTGCAACGTCACCTGGAGCAATGGCCGATTTAGATGACCTTGTTGGTTACTTCTTTTATGTAGTTGACTAAACCAAATTGGGGCTAGCAATAGCCCCTTTTCTTTGAGGCTCAAATGACTTCTGAAGCTACTATCTGTTCAAACGCTTTATCTCTTTTAGGCGATGATCCAATTACGTCACTAACAGATGATTCTACTCGCGCTCGTTTATGTAATCGTTTCTACGCAGCAACTAGGGATTCTTTATTAAGATCGTATCCTTGGAACTTTTCTATAACGAGACAACAACTTTCACAAGAAGTTGCTACTCCCGCCTTTGAGTTTACCTATCAATACGCATTACCTGAAGACCCTTATTGCTTAAGAGCATTAAAGACAGATGATGATTATGAGAAATGGAAAATAGAAGGAAGGAAATTAGTAACTGATTCTTCTACTGTCTACTTACAGTACATAGCAAGAATAACAGACGTTAATCAATTCGATTTATTATTTACTGAAACACTTGAATATAGATTAGCCGAAAGAATGGCTTGGCCTATCACTCAAAACAATACATCTGTTCAAGTTTTTAATTCACTCTTTAAAGAAAAACTAAGTGAGGCAAGAACAATGGACGCGCAAGAAGGTTTTGGCGAAACATGGGATGCAGACGATTTAATTATAGCTAGAGCAGAAGTTCTTTAATGCCTAGAATATCGCCTGTATATACTAACTTTACATCAGGGGAACTCTCGCCACGATTAGAAGGGAGAGTTGACTTTGCTAAATATTACAATGGTGTTAAGACACTGGAAAACTTTATTGTTCTGCCTCATGGTGGCGTAAAGAGAAGAGCAGGAACACACCACGTAGCAGAAGTAAAAGATTCAACTAAATCAACTCGTTTAATTCCTTTCGAGTTTAATACCGACCAAGCCTATATTATTGAGATGGGCGACACCTACTTTAGATTCTTTAAAGATAACGGTGTAATAAACGAAGCGACCCAAGTTATAACGGGTATCACTCAAGCTAGTCCTGCTGTAGTAACAATTGCGGGGCATCCTTACTCTAATGGTGACGTAGTTGATATAGCGTCTATCACGGGGATGACAGAATTAAACGGCAAGAGATTTACTGTAGCTAATAAAGCAACAGACACGTTTGAGCTAACAGGTGAAGATTCTACCGCTTATACTGCTTATTCTTCTGGTGGCACAGCAGCAAGAGTTTATGAAATAGCAACGCCTTATTTAGAAGCAGACTTATTTCAAGTACAGTTTGTACAAAGCGCAGACACTATGTATTTTGTTCACCCTAGTTATGCACCAAGAAAACTGACCAGAACAGGCCATACTTCTTGGACACTAACAACCGTTACTTTTATTGACGGCCCATATCAAGACGACAATATCACAGCTACTACAATGAACCCTTCTGTTTCAACAGGTACAGGAACATTAACAGCAAGCGTCGCTTATTTTAACGCTAATATGGTAGGTGGTTATTTTAAACTTCACGGTGGTTATGCTTTAGTTACCGCTTACACAAGTACAACAGTAGTAGACATAACAATACAAGCAACCCTATCAGCAACTACAGCTACAACGGTATGGGCTGAGGGGTCTTGGTCTGATTACAGAGGCTATCCCGCAGCGATAGTTTTTTATGAGCAAAGGTTAATGTTTGCAGGGTCAAAACATCAACCCCAAACAATATGGGGATCGGTTTCAGCAGACTTTGAAAACATGAAAGCAGGAGTCGAGACTGACGACGCTATTATTTATACTATCGCTTCTAACAAGGTTAATGTAATTAGGTGGTTGGCTTCTGCGGGTAGATTAATTGTAGGAACAGCAGGAGGCGAGTTTACAGTAACATCAACAAGCGATGCTCCTTTATCACCTAGTAACGTATCAGTTAAGAAACAAACAAGTTACGGTTCTTCCAGTATCCCGCCTATACAAATTAGAAACATCGTTATTTTTGTACAAAGAGCAGGGAGAAAGCTAAGAGAGTTTTTCTTTCGCTTTGAACAAGATTCTTATGTTGCTCCTGACATAACTATATTATCAGAGCATATTACTAAGCCCTCTATTACTTCATTAGATTATAAGCAAGAAAGTGACTCGTTAGTGTGGGCGGTTAGAAGTGATGGCAAATTACTCTCTATGACATACGAAAGAGATCAAGACATAGTTGCTTGGGCTAGACAAATATTTGGCGGAGTATTTAGCACAGGTAGCGCAGTATGTGAGTCTGCTGCCTCTATTCCTATCTCAGATAGAGATCAAACTTGGGTCATTAATAAAAGAACAATCAATAGCGCAACAGTTCGTTATGTTGAATACATGGATGAAAAGCAATGGGTTGGCGCAACGTCTTTTCAGTGGGAAGATTTAAACACTGATTCAGCATTAACTTATGACGGATCAGCTATTACCACTGTTACAGGGTTAAATCACTTAGAAGGTGAAACTGTAAAGATTATTGCAGACGGTTCGCTTCATCCTGATAAGACAGTCGTTAGTGGATCAGTCACTTTAGATAGATCGGCTTCAGAGATTGAAGTAGGGCTTTCATACACCTCTACGTTAAAAACATTACGCCCTGATATACAACAACCTTTAAACACCATCCAAGGCAAATCTAAAAGATGGAATGAAGTTATTGTAAGGTTTCACGAAACATTAGGCGGAAAGATAAACG